TGCATCTCCGCCTCTTCGCGGCGCCCTCCATCCACGCACACGTCCCCACAACGTTGCGGCCAAGTGAGATGGAACCATCCTGAAAAGGAATTTGCAGCGAGCAGCCCCATGCGGGGTCACGGGATCGATCGGGATCAATATTAAGTCCGCCTAGACCGGCCTGGGATACTATTGATTTAGCGCATTCGTCTTGTCAGCGAATACGTTTCACTGCGTTGGTACCAACCCCGAACGCACGAGCTTTGAGTACGTGGTGGGTCTTGAATGTTACCTGGGTCAGCGTACGTGCCGTACACGCGCCATAGGAACATCGTACCGGGTTGGCTCTACGCCATTGCAGAACGGGGCAGCACGCCGGGTCGAGCCCGGTGTTATTAATATCGAGGGGCACAATGACGACATTACCATGTTTCAAATTAGAGCCCTCGGGCATATTGGTCCGTGGTGGGCCGCGCGAGTCGCAACATCACCGTTTCTAGCGACGTCACAGCTATATCTTGCCATTGTATCGCGTCCTATGTCTACAGATACGCCTACGACCGTGGTCCAGCCCCGATTGGTAGCGCGCCTACTGGATAAACGTATGACGTTGCAGCAGCGGGCTATGCTGCTACACGGTACCTTGCCCGCACCTGTTCGTAGTGCTGTGCTTGTACCAGCGAACTCAACCGACGCGTCGGCGATGGATCACGCGCATATTGCGCGAATTACCTGGGTACTTTCATCTTTGTTGACCTTAGACCCCTCTTATCACCGTGCAATTTGGATGGGTCGCCCAAACGCGCCGGCCTATCAACCGGAGGCGCCACTCATCTTAGACTTCAAAACTGTTTCGGACGCGAACGCCACGTTATCACAGGTCAATAACGTGGGGCCGGAACTATGCATACTGTTAGAGGTATTACGTACATATTTGACGTGGGTACTCCAAACCACGGACGACCTACATGACTTAGGGGTCGAGCCACACGAAACACCTGACGTCCTGGCCCGTAACACGCATGTTCGGGAAATAAACAGAAGTTTTGCCAAACGCATGGCGAACCCCTCCATACGTAACAAAATGACGCCTGATGCATACACAAAGGCGATCGCTAAGTTGGAGGCGGACATACGACAGGCGCATTCGCCTATGTCGCTGGTGCTAGGGTTGACTTTGTCGGACGTCGATCATTCGCGTCTCCTAAGTTATATGGGTCCTAACGATTCGCCGTTCTCACCCGACGTGCGTCGCGAGGCGCTGCGCGCTTTCAAACGCGCGCTTCTTGTCACGGCACGCGCGCACAAAGGGGATATAAATTCATTCGATATGGGCCCCTTGGTTCGTCGTGTTACGTAAACGCTGGTCGCATTTGGACCGCACAGACATGGTACCGTTCTTACGAGGCGTGGAGGCCACGTATGGTAGCACAGAAACCCTTCATTGGCCGCTGGTTTCGTGACCTTGCCGTCAAGACTGCTAAACAAAACATCAACCACGCGACACTTGATCCGGCTGGTAAGCCGACGGAGGTGGCTGGGCTGCGTGCTACTCATTTCGGTGTCGTTAAGGGAATTGTCAGGCTACCTCCAATTTCGAGAGACGTGTTGAGACGTAAACCGGAAAGCGCACCCGCGAAGTGGCTCCCGTTAGCGCCGAATGCAGTAACACGTTTTACCGGGACGGTACCGTTGAAGGTTGGTACACTGCCGCTAAAGTCGGTGCGCTGTAGTAAAAGTGTATTCAGCTGGTGGCAATCCGAATGGGCGCCTGCGTGGGTGAAGAAATTACCGGACCCACGTAACTTCTTTCTATTAAATGGATCATGGGCGGCGAACAATGCTATGCTTAAGGAGATGGCTACTCCTGACGGCCACAGCGTTACTTTAGAGGACCTAGAGCAAACATTGAAACACGTGCGACACGCGAATCTACCTAAGATGTGGCGCCCGCAACGCGCCGACCTTCAACACGTGCGTATTAACCCAGCAACGTTTCCGGGGTTCCTGACGTCGCGTGTGGTCGCGATGTTTAATAAAGGAAGGAGCCCTAACAAACAACGCTGTTTGGCATCGTCACTTTGGGTAGCTCAACGTTTATGGGATCGAATTGCCAAAGGAAACGCGGGGAATGGAACAATGATGGCCTTAGGTGGTCGAGAGAAGGTTACAACAATCCACGAGCATATCACGGATTATAAGGACATCAATACACGGCTAGTGTTGATGCCCGAAATGGCATCCGAGATGGTGCAGATGGCTTGGGCGCAAGCGCTGAACGACGCATGTGCTACTCGAGACACACCGTTTACAATGGGGCAAAAGTTGAGCCATGTTGGTTGGCAAAAGATTTTCGCGCCCTTCAAAGATTGCAAGTCGATCTACGAAGGGGATTTTAGCAGGTGGGACAACCACGTATCGGAAGCGCATCTCATCACAGGGATTAAAGTGTTACGGATGTGCTTCCCGGCCGGCAGATACGTCGATAGATTCTTCAATTACTTCGCTAGCTGCGTAATCCATAAGCGTACGGTATTGCCTGGTGCCTATACTTATATGATATCGAAAGGTATAGGTTCAGGCTCGTGCTGGACAAGCTTGTTGGGATCATTGATCAACTGGATCGTGTGGGTAGACGCGGTTCATAACTTTGAGCCGTTTAGACGGCAACGATTGACAATGAGCGAAGTCCGGCTACGAATCGGATGCGACGACTTTCTAATAGGTTTCACCCGTGACGTGACTTTTGATAGCGACGAACTAATCGCATGGATACGTGCACGTCATGGTATGACGCTTAAGCCAGGTTTTGGTCGTCGTGAGCTCATAAGCAACGACCCCGACAAATGCGCTTGTTTCTATAAGACTATTCTTTTAGGAGGAAAGCCCGACATCCGAATTTCGGATTTATGGGAACAAATCGTAATTCCAAAGACAACGCTCGAACCGACGTTTGATATAGCGCAATACCTGACAGCACGTCTGCAATCACCACCTGGGGCGTCTAACTACCTGAAAGTACTATCATCGCTGTTCGCCTACCTATACGCACTACGTAACCACGTTGGCTCAAGCATCCCTAATGCGTATTCGCAATGGGGGGCCTGGGAGCAATCGTGGGATTACACCGCAGAGTTTGAAAACGCCGTGAAGAAATTCACTAATAAACGAGAATCGAGAGCGAACATTGACAAAGCTTGCAATCGGTGGTATCGTTGGCTCTGTAACAACTGGGCGTCCTGCTATATGGCACATGAAACTGACTGGGCT